TTTGAGATACGCTTGGTAGGTCGGTAGGTGGGGTATTCTTCGCCACCTACGTCAGACCACTTTTCTTGGAACCAGCGTTTAAGCGGACGACCTCCCTTGTCGTCTGAATACGTGCCTCCGAGACGCTTATATTCTTTGGCTAAGGCACCGCTGCGATAGGCGGAAGGTTTAGCGTATCGAGGGTATACTATGGATTTTGCCTTTTCGTATAACGCCAAATTGTTTGGTTTTGACCCACCACCCATACCAAACTGTACCGCATCATCCGGATGGGGAATATGGATTGGAACCATCTTGGCTATAAGCTCATCATAAGGCAATTTTGTTTTATTATGTGCCTTCATCATCATCTCATTGTAATCTTCTAAATCTAACCCTTTTTGCTGATTATAGCGGATGAAATTGATACAATGGCGACCGCACGTATTGACATCACCACCGTCGCGCTGGTACTTGAAGTCGTTGTAGTACACTGGTAATCTGCTAGTTTCAAGAAGGTGATGAAGGGATTGGTCGTTCCCTCCGTTTACCCTTTGATTTGAATATTGGGAATACTTTAGCTGTTTATCGATGACTTCACCGTAGGGGTCGAAGAAACTTATTTCGCCATTGTTCTTGGTTAAGCAAACCCAGTGTCCGTCCATTATACGATTTTCATAAAGAAGCATACACGCGTCTTTATTCTTGGGGAGTAACTGGTTTATATCGCGGTATTTAGATAAGTCGTGATACGGTACAATTTTAGCGTCATTTCCAAGAGCGGCACGCAACTCTTTATCATCCAAAGGGTCAGCAACAAGGTTCTTGGTCGTAGAAGCAGATAAAGGGGCAACGTTGACATCCACAACATTTTTCTTCAGAGGCATTTATAAAAGTATATAATATAATATTATTATATATTATAATATAATTAATATGTATTATAACTATATACGTATAATGGAAGAAGAAGTCGTTGATTTATCACAGAGCGGAATGTTTACTGGAGTTGTTGAACCCACCCCTCCTAAAATCGAAATACACGTCTGTCCAGTGTGCCTCAAAAACTGCGAGGGCAAGACGGAGCTGCTCGAACATTATTGGGGCTATTGCCTGAAAACGAGGTCGTATTTTGATAGTTATTTTGTTGAAGATAGGAAATAAATCATAGAGTAATAATATAAATAGATTAATTACGCGAAAAATGATTTAAATAAAATTATAAAGTATTATCATAAATATTTGAATACTTATTTATGATAAATATGTTGAATACGTTTGAAGAGGATATGAAAGTTGGTAAAGAAGAGGAAGTTTCTGTTTTGCCATTTCTGAAAAGCTATTTTAACGATGATGATTTGAAATTAGTAAAAAGTGAATATGAGGCAAATGATTATATTGGTAGTGGGGGCATCAAGTACGAGATTAAATCGAGAGACCTTAAAAGTGACAGCAAGGAGGCGATGGAGGGTTTGATGATAAATGTCGCAAAAGTGTCGTGGAATGACTATGTTATATGGAACCTCCTTGACGGAATTTATTACGCGAAATGTGATGATATTATGGGGGATGAAACGATACGACCGCGCAAGTATACGAACAATGTGCGACCGGACGAACGAGAGAATACCAATACTACTCGATGGGTTTACTATGTACCTATCGAGAAGTGTATACTTTTGAAACAATATGATATTTTAAGAACTCCAAAAGAAAAGAACGGAGGAATAAAACGTGGTGTATGCTATATAAATATCGATAATTAAGTTGTTCTTAATATCTCAGATGTAGCTGCGTCATAATATAAAATATTTGCTGGAATAGGGGGCACTAACGATGCCCCAAGAACACCAGCACGAATAGGATTCACAAAAAAACCAGCCGCCCCTGCTTGAAGTGCTGCTCCACTAGCGTTTAAACAGATGGAAGAGGCAGTTTGGTTGATATTCGCAGCACTATTCCCAATAGCAATCGCATTTGCTCCTTGATTGGTGTCTCCAGCATTAGCACCAATAGCGACGGTGTTTGGTCCCTGATTGTTGGAGCCAGCAGATTCTCCTATACAAACCGCCTGTGCTGATTGTGTGGTTTGCCCAGCATTACGACCAATAGCAACCGCTCTTGCTCCTTGATTGCCGTTTCCAGCATCATTCCCAATAGCAACTGCGTTTGTTGATTGATTCGCACTCCCAGCATTCAATCCAATAGCAACCGCATTTAATCCTTGAGTGAGTGTTCCTGCGAGTTGTCCTATAGCAATACCATTACTGCCTTGATTAGTAGTCCCAGCATTATTTCCTATACCAATCCCATATTGACCTTGATTCCCAACCCCAGCCGTATTTCCAATCGCGATGGCGGACGCTCCCTGATTCGTTTGACCAGCCGTATTTCCAATCGCCACCGAGCTCGCACCCTGACCCTGATTTCCAGCAATCAATCCAATCGCGACTGCGGTCACACCTTGAGCGAAATTACCTGCTCCTTGACCGATTGCTATTGCCTGCGCTGCTTGTGGTTGAACACCGCCTCCTCCTGCTGCTTGACCAATCGCAATTGCTGACGCTCCTTGACCTCCGCCAAGTCCACTACTAGTTCCAATCGCAATCGCGTCCGCCCCCTGTGTGTTCCCAGCCCCAGCCGCTCCTGCTCCAATCGCGATTGCGTTCACCCCCTGATTCGAGAATCCTGCTGTCCCCCCAATCGCAATCGCCCCTCCCCCCTGATTAGTGTCGGAGGCGCTTTCGCCAATCGCGATAGCGGACGCTCCCTGATTTACTCGTCCAGCTTCATATCCAATTGAGATTGCCCCACCTTGCTGCCCAGCTCCAGCAGAACTTCCTATTGCTACACATTGAGCACCAGCACCAACACCAGCACCTAATCCAACGCTTGTATTATTAGCATTCAAAAGTACACTTGTACTTACGATGAAATCTCCGGTTGCTACGTTTACGCTGATTGGCGGAACACCATCAGCGGCGAGCATTTGTCGAGCTACACCACCTCCTCCAGCAGCGAGAACTGGAAATACAACAGCGTTCGCATTAGTGGTGTTGACAGTAGGATTACCACCACCACCACCTCCCTCTTGAAATCTTGTAAGTACTCTTTGATAAGTTGCCGCATTTGTAGGGTCTGTTCCACAAAAAGTCGCAAATGACATTTAGTTATATATATGTATATAACAGAATATAATTTTATGTTTAATAAATATAATGTATATTTACTATAATAAAATATAGATTTATAATAGAATAATAATGTCTCCAAGATTGCGGAAAACAATTGAAGATATGGAAGGCGGAGGATTTTTTCAGAATGTTCTAAAGACGGCATTTACTGGTGTGTCAGACGCAATTGTTAAACCACTAGGATTCCACCCATCACAAGTTAAATATGGGTGGTTGCGTCGACCATTCGATATGCCTCCGCTATATGACCTCGCCCAAATGGTTGCGTCGACGTATCAACCAAACACAACACCCAATATACAAGGGTACACCCTTCTTCAGAGAACGCCGACAGTATCGTTTTTTCAAGTGAATAAAAAGAGGAATGTAATAATCATAGCCCTTCGTGGAACTAGTTTTCAAGATGTTAATGATGTAAAAGCTGATTTGGCAATAGTGAAAACTATAGTTGCTGACGTGAATATCGCGATAAATGTTGAGAATAGCCAGCGGTACATACGCGATGTTGCTGACATTACTGCCTTTAAAAAACAAGCAGCACAATACAGCCCACGAAGCAATGCTAAATTAGTGTACTATGCGGTTGGTCATTCACTATCCGGCGCGCTCATAGACCAAATGTTGTTACAAGGATTGGTAAAAAGTGCCGTCTCATTCAATCCAGCGATAGAGAGAGTTAATTTTAAGGTACCGAATGATAATCATCGAATTTATCTTGAATGCGACGTTTTATATAATTTAATTGGAAAATTTATTACTAATGGGAATTTAGAAGTGATTTCAAAAGCTAATCCAGCCGGTGCGAATGCTGGACCCATTGATACAACAATGGGTTCTTTAGATTGTCATAATATAACAACAGTAATTCCATTAATGAGTGGAAAAGGAATTAATAATAATATTGGACTATCATATAAACCTCAAGATTCTTCAATGTTTGCGGATTTGATGAATAAAGTTGGAGCTTACAGAGAAGATAAGTTCACACCACTAGGTGCTGATAAGTGTAAGAGTATACTAGAAGGTCCTATTACGATGGATTATGACCCAACGATGTATAATGGGCATCAGTATCAAAACAAGATGGCGGCTAACAAGCATCGGATGTATGATGAGTGTGTGGCGAGAGATGGAAAAGAGCCACCCAAGAAAACGATATGCGATGACCCAAGATATATCGGAATGGAGTGTAAAAATAGAAATTATCAAAAGGGAGGGTCTTTATACGGTGATATTAAACGTAAAATTATGGATACTATACTCTTAAAGAGCAAAGGACAGATAGACAGTGATGCGGCATATAAAGAGAACGCAAAGATGGCTCTTGCTGGTATACCTCCGACAGTAGAATTTATGACGAGGTGGTTGAATGACCGTACCCCAGCAGCACAAGCAAAAGCATTAAGGGGAATGTCTCGTGAAGAGTTTTTAGAACACGTGAGACGCAACTATATTGGGTGGCGAAACTCGTTACCCACGAGTAAAGGGCGCGGTAGGAAAATGGAAGGTGGACTTGCCCCTATGGTTGTTGCGGAACTAGTGTATTTAGGTGGTCAATTGATATATAAATTTTTACCGGATGATGCGAAAGCTTGGGTTGACGGCGCAGTCGATAGTGTAAAGGATTATGCTATGGATGTATTGAAAGAGATTTTTGACACAAAGGGACAACAAGCAGCACGAGCGAAAGTAGCAAACGATGCGTATGCGAAGCAACAGTATGATAAAGGTTGGAGGTATGATGACAAAAAACAAGTAATCCAGTTTCCAAGAGCACCAAATGGTGAATTGTGGGTGAAACTTCCGGACCCAAGAACTACTGGAAAATTTGTATGGATTAAAAAATCCGCAGCACAAGACGTATACACTCGATTAGAAACAGAAGAGAGGATACGAAGAGGTCAGCAAGGGCAAATGGGGAAATCATTTATCGATTATGGTGTGAACTCCCCTGAAGAGATACAATACCAAAAACTTAAAAATGATAAGGATGGTTCGTATCGGAAAGAAATGGAAGATGATGCTAAACGGCAGCAAGATGAAGAGACAGCGGCTGTAAGAAAGAGGATGGGTCTTCCTCCTTTGGCTCCTGTGGCTCCTGTGGTTGTCGGTGGTAAATCCAAGTATCATATAATGCCGAATGGAGAGAGGATGCTTAATTCTGCTCACGGTAAAGGGAATGAGCTGGGACAACTGTATCGCGGTGAAATAGATGTGGATGAGGCGATTAGGAGGATTGGCGAAAGCGTGGCTGCTTTTCGAAGACGAATTGCGGATGCTCCTCGTCGTAGAAGACAGTTGAGAGAGGATAGAAGAATAATCGCGGAACAACAAGAAGAGCATAGAAGGACTAGAGCTTATTATGATGAGCGCGCTACAGAATTAATAAGGGAGGTTGAGAATGGTCGCAACCAAGTCGCAAAAGATGAATTGATTAGGGTGCGCGCTGACCAAATACAACGTGGGACTGCTAATCCAAGACCTATTGAAATATGGAATGAGTTTAGAAATAGAATGAGTTATCTTCAAGATTTTGGCGTTTATAGTACGAATGAATTTCCTCGAGTGTGAGTCACTTCCACCAATATTCCAAAAATATAATCTAATTATATTATTCCCCAACTGATATAAATATAATCTGTATTATATCTATAACAAGCAAAATGGATTTTACGGCAACACTAGTAGATAAATTAAAGACGAGAGGGTTAACTGATAGTTCAGTTGCCTTGTACGTCCGCAATCTTGAGAAGCTCAATTCGAACAAGGGTCTGAATAATCTTAATTTCCTAAAAAAATATGCGGAAATTATGGAAAAGCTGGAAGGGTACAAGGGGAATACACAGAGAGGGTTTCTCATCTCGATTGTATCCTCTCTGTCGTCATTTAAAGGAGAGAAAGGGATAGATACGTTACTTAAGCGATATTATAAAACGATGATTGATTTAAACAAGTCATTGAATGACGCGAATCATAATGGGGTGAAGACGGAGACGCAGAATGCGAATTGGATAGATTGGAGTGATGTGGAACACATTTACGATGGATTAAGGGAAAATACTACCCAAATGAGTTCACCGATTACGGAAGGTGAATATAATAAATTATTGGATTTAGTGGTTCTCTCGTTATACGTCCTCAATCCTCCACGCCGAAATTCCGACTATATGAATATGAAAGTTGTGTCGGCGTTTACACCTGAAGTGAGCGAGGCATTGAGCGGCAATAATATTCTAGATTGGAATGGGAGGAGGTTTATATTTAGGAATTACAAGACATCAAAGAAATATGGAGAGACGATTGTCGCTATTCCAAAAGAACTGTACGATATTCTTGCCTTGTACTTTGAAAAAAAAGGTATACTTCGTCGTCTTCAAGCACCAATCAAGAAGACCAAGAAGGAGGCATCAATATACATTGAACCCTTCCTAACCTTGTGGAATGATAAACCATTTATAATTAATTCCATTACGCGTATACTGAATAGGGTGTTTGGGAAGAAGATTGGGTCTTCAATGCTTCGGCACATTTACACTACGAAGAAGTTTGGGAAACAGCTGGCGGAACAGAAGGAGGTTGCGGCGCAGATGGGTCATTCGGTTGCGGAGATGAATCAGACATACATAAAGGAGGAATAGGATAAAGTTTATACTTACCATCATTTCCCTTTCTCCATTCTCCCTCCACCTCTTCCTTAACTTCAAATAATCCATAATATAATGTTATATTTGTGTTGGGGTGGATTTTACTATCCCATATTCTAATCATATAATTACATCCATCACATTTAAAGAACATCCGCTTGAAGTAATCGAACAATTCATCTCCCATCCAGTCCACAAGATTGTCTTCACACGCACCATTAATCTTCCATTTCTTCTTACAATGTAATACAAAATTTCCCACAATCTTTTCGTATGTGCTTGCTGTTGTTTTGAAAACTCCTTCTCCAATTTGTATCATTTGCTGGAACATATATTTCGTTGTGGCTGTCATTTGAACTACAGATTATGAATATAGTTTTGAAGTTTTCAATTTATATTTTTTTGCGGTATCTTAACTCTTCGTAACTATCTTCTCTGTCCTTGTCGATTAAAAGGTGTCCCTTGTCTCCGTCGTGTCTTGAGAAAAATGTGTGTTGAGCTGGCTTACCCCCAGCAGCAGCAGAGCATATTTTTTTGTGAAGTTTTACAATTATATCTGATTCTTTATCAGTTTGACACGTTTTTTCGTACCCACATTTACATACGAAACGGATGGCTCTACTGTGAGTGAAGATTGTTGCTTTGCTTGATGATTTTGGTCTTGTCATTCTTGTTGCTTGTGAACTACATAATTAATTATAGATTTTAAGTTTTCAATTTATATTTTTTCTATTGAATAATCAACAAAGATTATTCAATAACATACTTAAAAAGAATTATATATTCCTATTATAGAACACTAAAAATGCCTACAGCTATGGAATTTGCGATTAATACGATTGTAAAGTTGTGCGAAGAGAATGCGAAGCTTCGGTACAAGGTTATAGGAGATGCGATGCCGATGATGGTTGACGATGATACAGAGGTGGTGTTATCAGAAGAGCACCCTCATACTCCGACGATTTCTGCGAGTGAGTTCCAGTGCTTGAAAGACAGCGCGGATATGATTGCGGAGGCACAAGAGAAGAGGATAATTCTTGGAGAGATTAAATATAAACAAAATTTGGAAGAGAAAGAAAATGAAATTTTAGCAATAAAGGTACAGAATGATTTTCTCTCAAATCAAATCAAAGAATTGACAGAGTCGATGATGGAGACGAAAGCTAAATTAAATAAATGTGTTGGTTCGAGCGCTGGGTGTGCTATAGGAAGACCAAGAAAGCCAACACATTCTTCTCATTCGGTTTTATTGAACCATCTTGTGAGTGAAGTGTCACCTAGTACATCAACATTAGAACCACAACTTTATGCTGAACCTTACGAGCATCCGCATCCGTAAAAATATAATTTTAAAATTTCAACACAAATAAATATAAATTGAAAACTTCAAATCTATATTTATAATCTGTAGTTCAAGCAACAACACGAATAATGGACGCAAAGGGACAAAGTAATAAAGGGAAGAAAATCAACAAAACTGGTTGTATGTCTTGGGTGAATTATTGTGAAATACAAATGCTGAAACAAGAAGACGAGAACACAAAACTCAAGTTGCTCTTTCACGAAAAAATGAACGAACAAATGAAGGAGAACGAAAAACTGAAAGAGAAATTGAAGGAGAAGAAGCAGATTATGACATACGCGGTGGATGAAAACGGCAGCACCTATGGAGAAAGATGTCTTCCTATCGTCCATCAACTCAAAGGTGAGATTGACACACTCAAACACGAAAACGAAAAAATGAAAGAGCAATTGAATCTTTGTCGCTTATGCTGTAAGGAGGCGTTGAATGGTGAATGGGAAATCAACGATGAGGGGTTTCAGTCACAGATTGACCAAATTGATAAACTTATTGGCAAGGGGGTAGGGGTGGAATGGGAGATTGATGTGTAATAATCTAATATACAATGTAAATAATCTAAAATATCTCTTTAGATTATTTACAAACCCTTTTTTTATTAATAATACAATAATAATACAGTAATAATAAATTTATTATTACAATGCTAATCTGTATTATTACTATAATTTCTATGGTAAATAATCTAATTGTATTATTATTGTATTATTACACCCATTTGATGTCGATAATGACTTTTTTTTGATTATTTAAGACAAATAAATATTAAAATAATTTTGTTGTATAATATATATATACACACACATAACAATAATGAGTGGAATTGATTTCGACAGTCGAATTTCTTACGAGCCCTATCACATTTATTATGACATCAACATTTTGAATAACGATACAACTGGTACACTGATTCCACCCAATCTCCAGTTTACAGAAATTAGGAACATTCCCTATTTAGCAAATCCGTCCGACTATTTCGCATCTGTCGTTCGTTTCAGTGTAGAGACACCCACACTACCAGTCATTATCCCCCAAGCACGAATAGGAGCGCAAAGTACTGTCCTCCCTTCTACCATTAATGAGACAGTATATACCGTTACAATGCGGCATCCAACACTCCTCGCAGCTGGAATTGAAACTCGAGTGCTTTTTGTACCGCAGAGCAGCACCACTTTAGCACCCCCTCCAGCATCAATCGCAAATGCTTCCGATATTATAAATGAATACTATTACACTTATACTTACAAACCCTTCATCAATATGGTGAATACCGCATTACGTACTTGTTATACTGCCGTTATCGCCGCTATTGCCACAATGGTAGCCCCATATAACAACGCAAATTTCTTTCCATATTTAGAATGGGATGAAGACAAATGTATAGCAACTTGGGTCGTAACGGCACAAGTATTCCAAACCGGAACAGCCAATAATCCAACTCCTACTCGACCAGTACCATTCGACACTGCCCCATTAGAAATATATTTTAATGCTCCTCTCTTCAATTTATTTAGCAGTTTCACGGCTTTCCAAAATGGATATGGACCACCAACAATTTCCGGTCAAAATTGGAGGATGCTCTTTCCGGACACGATTACAGTAAACCCTTATTTGATAAATACTCCAGCAGTTGCTGGCTCGTTGGCAACCTTCCCTCTTCAAGTCGCGGTACCTCCACAGCAGCCACCAACGTTAGCACTGTTAAGGGTATCTCAAGAATATCCAACAACTCCATTGTGGAACCCAGTACAATCAATCGTATTTACAACTTCATTGCTGCCTATTGCGTCCTCTATAATAAGCACTCCAGTTTTGTTCGGCGCTGGAGCGGCGTTCACCAACGCTGGAAATAATAGCGGTATCGCCAATATTTTGACAGATTTTGAAGTTGCTTTAGAAAAAGGTTGGGAATATAAACCGTCAGTCAGTTATGTTCCGACAGCCGAGTACCGCCTTTTCGACCTTAATGGAAATGCTCCTCTATCCGCAATCGAAATTACTGTCAACTGGAAAGACACATTCGGTCGACTCAATCCGTTGAGGTTGGGTAGTGGTTCCAATGCCTCCCTCAAATTGATGTTTAGACGCAAAGATTTTCAAGGAGTAATTTAATAACGAGAGATTTAGACAATTTATTTAATTGAAGAAGATTTAAAAGTAAGTATAATATAATTAATATTAAGAAACAAATTAGTATTAAAATAATTATATTATAGTATATTATAATCCATCGCATAATGTCTTCCGCCGATTTTCAGAAAGTCCTCGTCCGTGATGAACGCCTCAATTGTAAGGACAGCATCAAGTATGCCGTACAAAAGAGTGGTCAGAACATTACCGTCGCCGAATTTAACGCAATTTCACAAAATGTGAATAGCCACACATATAATATTACGGTGCCTTCAGAAACCACGATTATCGACCGTCGCGTCATTTGGGAAAGCACTGTAGTGGTACAAGTAACTATCCCAACAGCTGCCGTCACTACTGCTAAACTCGCTGGTATGGCTGTCGGCGACCCTTGTGTCCAGTTGGGTTTAGCATCGGCGCCGGGCCCCTTCCCCCTCCATTCCGCTTGTTTAACTCAACAATTTACAATCAACAACAATTCGGTATCAATTAATATGAATGACGTATTACCAGTCATTCTCCGTTTCAACGACAAGCGCGAACTGATGCGATTCAACGGTATGACCCCTAATATGTACGATGTCTACGGAAAGTACCAAGATGCCGTCGGTGCCAACAATAACCCTCTCGGCAACTATTCTACTCATTGCTATGATAACGACCTCTATGCTCGTGGTTCATACTGCGACGTTCAAGTCAGTGGTACTAACGCCTTTGGCACAGCCGTCACTGCCGTCCCTCTGATACCAGCAGTTGATGCCGCCCTCACCTATTTTGTTCAATACACTGTTCGCGAACCCCTCCTCGCCGCCCCTTTTATGTTTGCTAGGTCAGCCCACAGTGGACAAGGTTTTTACGGAATTCAAAATCTGAATGTGACGTTTAATTTAAGTGCCAATAATGTGTCTCGAGTTTGGCGTTCAGGTCTCCCTTGCGATAATGTTACTGGTGCTGAAACCCAGCTCGCCATTCAATCTTACAGTGGCTCAAAACTTATATTTAATTTTTTGACACCGAAACCCAGTGATATGTTGAGTGCGCGCAACGTTGTCCCCTACTATGAAATGCCTAGATATTTGTCTACGAATACTGCTACTATTCCTTACGCTACTCGCGGTGCTGGTATCGCCTCCGGAGTTCTTGTTCCAGCAAGGACTCGTTTGACGTTTACTACAACTCAGCTCAATCAAATTCCGGATAAATTGCTGATTTTTGTCCGCAAATCTAAAGCAACCCAGCTCATTTCTGACACTGACAGTTGTTTAGCCATCGAAAACGTTTCATTTAATTTTAACAATCAGTCAGGTATCTTGGCAAGCAGTACAACGGACCAACTGTTTAGATTTTCAGCAGAAGCTGGCAGCAATCAGTCGTGGGAGGAATTTAGGGGGTTCGCAAATGTCGCAAATGCCGCCACTGGTATGGGACGGCAGATTGCTACTAGCGGTTCTTATCTTATGCTCGATATGGGTCGCCATCTTCAAATCACAGAGGACTACTATGCGCCTTCATCGCTCGGAAATTTTAATTTACAGTTCACTTTAGACGTGGCTAATTATCAGACCGTTCCTCTTCAGACGACACCCCCTCCAGCTACCGTTCTCCCTATGTCTATCGAAATGGTTTTAATTACACTCAACAGCGGACTTTTTGTGTGCGAAAAAGGACAGTCAGCCACATACACTGGCATTCTTACCAAAGACGATGTGCTTTCCGCATCTCAGCAAGCACCCTACAGCAGCTCCGATGTCAAGCGATTGGTCGGAGGTGGTCTGCTCGACAGTTTGGGCTCATACGCTTCTGCTGTCGCTCCTTCACAGCGCGAAAACGTTGAAAAGGGAGTTAAGATGCTTTGTGGTCAAGGCATTGGTAGGGGCGGCAGACGAGGTGTCGACGACCGCTTGATGTAGAGAGTTTGTGGCTGGTGCTGTCACCACTTCCACCACTTTTTTAGCGATTTCTGAAACTATTTCTATAGGTCAAAACCATCTACCCAACTTCCAAGAATTCAAAGATTTAACAAATATAGAAATAATATTATTTTAATATTTAGAAACAAATTGGTATTAAAATAATTATATTATAGTATAGTATAACATAAATCTACAATGTCTTATCGCGATTTAGTCATAGCTACTGGTACCGCAACTTTTGCTGGTGGTGTCGCCACCTACGTCAACCCTCGACTTCCAGTTGGAGCAATTTGTACCGCCAATAAAAATGGTGCTTTAGCTGCTAATGCTTCTGTCGGTATTGTATGTGATACTACTGTCGCCGGTACCATCACTTTTACATCCATCAATGCTGCCGGCGCTGCTACTGCTGCTGATGTTAGTACTTTTTCATTCATTGTTCTACAACCCAATGTTGTTATATCAGCATAAAAATAATCACCAATATTTTGAGAATTCATTACCCTACGCGTTAGTGTAATGAACTACCTTTCTACCTTTCCTACCAGTTTAGGTAGATGGGTAGGTCTTTCCTTCCCATAGAAATAGTTTCAGATTTCATCAAAAAAGTGGTGGAAGTGGTGATTGGTTAGAAGAGCATCTATTTAGAAGTATACATATTATATAAATTATAATATTTATTTGAAATGGCTGTTGAAATGAGCGAAGTTTTTTGGAC